AAGACAAGGCTCCGGCCTACAAGACGGCCCGGGAAACCTTTGCCGCCCAGAGCAAGCCGATCAACCAGATGCAAGTTGGTCAGTTCCTTGAAGGCAAACTCAAGCCTGCATTGGGTGAGGAAACCGCCCGCCTGCGGGCTGCTGGATACGCTGGTGCGCTGGAAAGCGCCCCGGGCACCATCAAGCGGGCCACCGGCGAATCGCGCTTCGAGGCGCTGTCGGACGTGCTGACCCCCGATCAGATCAAGATCGTCGAAGATGTCCGCGCCGATCTGGCCCGTGCTCGTCAAACCGAGGCTCAAGCCAGCGCAGCCCGTGGTGCTGGTCCTGACGTGAACCTGATGGGTACCGAGGTCATGGGTAGCGTCCGTGCCCCTAACTTCATCAACAATGTGACCACGGTCGCCAACGATCTGCTGCGTCGGATGCAGGGCAAACTGGATCAGAAGCTGGCAATCGAGTTGGCTGCTGAGATGCTGGACCCTGCTTCGGCTGCTGCCGCGCTTGAGAAAGCGATGGCGCGTCAGGCCAAAGGTCAGAAGCTGGCAGACCCCTTCCAGAAAACTGGCAAAGCTGCATCAAAAGCCTTGCGCACCCCCGCTGCTGTGAACATGCTTGCTCCGGCCGCTGAAATTCAAAACTCGCTTGTTACGGAGTAATCAATGGCGTTCGACGAAACGAACTTTGACCCAGTGAAATACGGTGTGCTCTGGGAACGAGTGCAGGTGATGGACAAAAAGATGGACAAGATGGAAGCCCAGATTGACCAGCTTCTTGAACTTGCCAACAAGTCCAAAGGCGGCTTCTGGATGGGCATGACAATCGCCTCTGGTGTCGGCGGCATGATCGGCTGGATCACCAGCCACTGGAAGCCCTGACATGTTCCACCTCGGCCCCCGTTCAAAGATGCGTCTTCAAGGGGTCCACCCGGACCTCGTGAAAGTTGTCGAGCGGGCCATCCAGATCACCACGGTTGACTTCACCGTTCTTGAAGGTGTCCGCGATCCCCAGCGCCAGCGCACACTGGTGGAGTCCGGGGCCAGCCAGACCATGAACTCTCGACACATCCCGGGTGCCGACGGATTCGCCAAAGCGGTCGATCTGGGCGCTTGGGTGGATGATCAGGTTGACTGGTCATGGCCGCTGTACAACAAGATCGCTGTCGCCATGAAGGAAGCGGCCAAACAGGTCAAGGTGCCAATCGAGTGGGGTGGGGACTGGCGCACTTTCAAAGACGGCCCGCACTTCCAACTGCCCAAGAAGGAGTATCCCTGATGGACCCGTTGACCATCCTCGCAGCCCTTGGCCCGCTGGCCGTTGACTTAGGGAAATCCCTGATCGGACGATTCATCCAGACCGACACCTACAAACCGGTGAACGTGGACGAGTACGTCAAGATGCGCCAGCTTGATTTGGACATGTTCAAGGCGATGAACGATGCCGGAGGCACCAACCCATCATACCCGTGGGTTGAGGCTGCTGTGCGCCTGATGCGCCCTGCTGTCGGGGTCATTGTGCTGGGCACTTGGGCTTACCTCAAGATCAACAGCATCCCCAGCGAGTCGGTGGACAACTTTGCCGGGGCTGTCGGGTTCTACCTGTTCGGTGACCGCACCCTGTTCTACGCCCGCAAGAGCAAATAAATCAGCGGCACCCAGATCATCCAGCCGAGGATTACCAACAGCATCCACTTCGCCAGTGCCTTGAGTTGCCGGTTGATGTATGGCACAAACACTGGCTGCGGATGCTTCGGATATCGCTGGCCTATTTTGGCCACCCTGACTGGACAATCGCGACCTTGATTGCACTCTCCGTACTCGTCGCAGCAGTTCATACAGTCCACTCCTGAATTGTTGGTAGTCGGGTCATCCGTTTGTTGCGGAACTGGTCGCGGGCAAACTCCAGCGCCCGCTCCATGTCTTTGATCGTGATCACGTCCATCTGGGCGTCATGCAGTTCCATGAGCATTTGGAGTGCCTTGATCTGCTCGGCCGTGGGCACGAATCGCTTGGTTTCCACGGCCCGATGAACAATCTGGAGCAGCGCCTCGCGCCCGTCAATCCCCACGTCTTTGTACTCCGAACCAAAGCCCAGTTGATAGAGGGCTTCTACGATGTTGGACATGGCGATCAGCGTGTCGATGTCGGCCTTGACCGCTGTGCCGCGCATGAGTGCCACCATCGCCTCGCTGTTCTTGATCTTGAGGTCGATCAGATAACTCTCGTGTGCAGCAACAGGCTTGAGCGATTCTGTGACGTACCCGATCAGATCGAGTCGCACACCCTTGGGTCGGTACTTGCTGCGCTTCCTCATGCCGCTCTCCACTGCATCCCGAGATTGAACACGCTGTTCATTGTCGTGCGAGATTTGACCCGTGCGTAGTATTCCCGTTTCACTCTGAGTTGGTCGGCCTTGGGCTTCTTGGCGTCAGGTTTGTCCCCCATCGCATAAACGGCCCGGGGGTATTTGCGGGCACCATCATGGTCGTCGATGTACCGCACGACATGGATGCGCTTAACCCCGGCCTTGGTGCGCTTGTTCATGCGCCGCAGAACGGCGTGGGCATCATATCGAGTGATTCCCAGATACTCGGCCAACTCCATCGCGGTGATCTCGCCAAACTCGACAATCGCCGCAGTGGTGTCGATGACCCGGCGTCCTCGGTTCAATGTACCCACGGTGCCTCCGGTAGCTGTTCATGCTGCTGGCGCTGGTACTCGCGTTCCTGCTGTGCGGTCCACGGCACAGGCCCGCCCGGGGGAGGGAAGGGCCATGTATTCATGATTGCTCCTCGGTGACCTTGTGCAGATAGGCTGTCAGGCGCTTGATCTGCGCCTCACGGTACTTGCACATGGAGTCGGCGTATTCACGGGCTGTCTGGGCTTCCAGCAGCCTGCGCTTACTGTCCTCCAACTCGCGCAGCGCCAGCACCTCGGCGCTTGGTGTGGTGTACACATTTTTCAGGTAGTTGATGACTTCACGGAACATTACAGTTACTCCTTGGTTGATGTGCAACAAGTGTATCACACTTTCAGTAGAGGCCGTCAAGCACTGGCGGCTGGTAATTTGGACCCTTGGCAATCTTGCCGTTCTGGTCACGGATCGGTTGACCGTTCTCGTCAAACTTGGACCAGTTGCTTGTGTTCACGCGATCACAAGCCGCAGCACCGCGCATGCCCGCGCAGTACGCTGCACCAACACCAGTGACCACTTGATCGGCGATGCTGTCAAGGAACTCTTTGCGGTTGGCGATTTGCGCACTCACGATGCCCTTTTTCAACCAGTCGGCCAACATGCGCATGACATCTCGGGCCTCCCATAGCGCACCGGGAGCATCGGGCAATTCGAGGGTGTCCATCATCTCGACAATCTCCTCGAAGTGGCACCCAAGCTGCACGTTGAAATCCTTGTCGGTAGGTTCAGGGCGGGCACGTTTGTGCCAGAGTTCAATCGCTTCGATTGTCATGTTCATACTCCTTTGGATTGACGGTATTGCTTGACTGCGTTTCGCAGCCCAGCTTGGGTTGTGGCCTTCTCGTCGAGGGCCAGTGCTTGTGCTTGGTCGAGGGTGCTCTGCATCAGGATGCGGTGGCACATGACCGGGGCACCTTGACCTTGGCGGCGCACCCGGGCGTTGAACTGCTCGTACAGGTCCAGCGACCAGTTGAGGCCATACCACACGAGGATGTGGCCGTTCTTCTGGAGGCCGTCGATGCCGTGACCCATTGATGCCGGGTGGCCGATCATCAGTTGGCAGTCGCCAGTCTTCCAGCGATGCATGGCGTTTGTGAGCGCCGCCTCGCTCTTACACTCGGTCAGGTTGATCGGGCGCAGGTCTTTGAACCGGGTCATGATCCGCTCGGCATCGCTGCGGTAGGCGTAGGCGCACAGGATCGGTGACCCTTGGGCTTCGTCGATGATGTCCTCCAGCGCGTCCAGCTTCATGTCATGCACTGGCTCCCACAGCGGCATCCCGGCAATCGGATACATGGCACCGTTGGAGAACTGCAAGCACTTGTTGGTCAAAGCCGCTTGGTTGAACGCCTCGACCTCTTTGCCACTGTCGAGCACCATGAAGAACTCTTTTTCCAGCCGGTCGTACTTGGCCCGCAGATCGTCGGGCATCTCGATCTCGATGTTGTTGACGATCAGGTCCGGCAGCGGGTTGTAGTCCTCGGCTGACATCTCCAGCGTGATGTCACCAATCAGCTTTTTGATGGTGTCTTCGGTGTCCTCGTAGGGCACTTCCTTGTACGGTCCGACCTTCTTGTAGAACCGGGTGCGGAACGCCGTCTTGCTGGTGCCCAGACGCTCACCCCTGTCCACCACGAGGAACTGACCGTGCAGGTCTTTGTAGCCGTTGCTGGCCGGGGTGCCGGTGAGGCCCGTAGTCCAGTCGAACTGGTCCGCGATCTTGCGAAACGCTTTGACCCGGTTCGTGGCGCTGTTCTTCATCTTGCTGATCTCGTCCCAGACGATCCCGTTGAAGGGCATCGGGCGATCCTTCTTGACGAAGTAGGTCTGGAGCGTTTCGGCCAACCAACCAAGGTTCTCGTAGTTCACCATGTACACGTCAGCAGGGCGCAGGAGAGCGCGGGTGCGCTGGTCCTTGGTGCCCGCGACCATGCTGAACTTGAGGTGCTTGGTGTGCTCCCACTTTGCAGCTTCCTGCCGCCACACCAGCCGAATGACTCGGATCGGGGCGACGATGATCACGCCGCGCAGGAAGCCGGTGCCCAGCAGGTGCGCGAGACTGGTCAGCGTGATGACGGTCTTACCCAAGCCCATGTCCAGCCACAGCATCGAGTGTGGGTGGGTGCATTGGAAGTTGACCGCCTTCTTCTGGTAGTCGTGGAGAAGGTCAGGGGTTAACACAACTCACTCCCATCGCCATTGCATGAAGTCGATCCCACACGTCAGGATCACCGTAAAAAAGAAAAATGACGACGAGGATGAAAACCCAATATCTCAAATCATCTGAACTCATGTGGCCCCCATCACCATCACGTCAATCATCAACTTGCCTTCGGTCACGTTGTCGATGACGAACACGTTGACCATCTGCTGCCGAAGCCTGTCATGCTCACGGTACTGCGCTGGCGTAGGTACTTGCCCCTCGCGCTTGAACTCGCAGAACCACATGCGCCCATCGGGTCCGATGAACAGACGATCAGGCACAGCGGCACGGGCGGGGCTGGTGAACTTGTACGCCAGCACACCCTTGGACTTGGCGTAGTCACAGACCTTCTTTTCAATGTCTTTTTCAAGCACCGCCGCACTCCCCGTCAAGTCGATGTTTTACCTCGTCGTCACGCTCTTGCACCACCTCGGCCAGCTTCTGCATGTAGTGGGCACCTTTGCGAATCTCTTGGACGTTTTCGTCCTTGGTGCCCATACGCATGACGTACTTGAGAGCGCCGCCACGGTAGAACCCGATGCGCTGCTCGATGGGCCATGTGTCCACCACGTCCCAAGGCTCGACGCCCATGTTCTTGTAGTGATCACCACCGATTTGAATGTCTCGTGCTTTCATAGCATCACCTTTTCAATGTACTGCGCCAGCGCCCACAAATCGGGCTTGCTGACACCCGCATTCACGCCACGGGCACTGCGCTTGATTTCTTCCACAATTCTTTGCCGCTCCATTGCAGCCGCAGCAGCGGCAATGTCCAAAGTCCGTGCGCCGGGATGAATCATGAATTGATCCCACGCCATCTTGTTGATTTCGTTACGTGTCATGCCAACCCCAAACAAAGTTTCTCGACCTCGCGGACGTAATAATCGAAGTCAACAGGCAGCTTGCCCGCCTCACGGATGTCGTTGCATGGCTGGACACCCCAGCCACTCTCGACGCCGATCTTGCGCCAGTCCTGCTTGCCCTTGAGCGGAGGCATCCACTTGAACAATCGGCCACCGCCTTCAGCGATGTAGTAGCGCGTGATGTTCTGCAACTGCTGGGGCGGCTGACCGTCCCACTCGATTGCCAGATAGCTGCTTCGGGGCACCTTGGTGCGAAGCATGAAGTCCATGATCTCGGGCCACTGCTGCACGGTCTGCCGGATCGGCGCACCCTCAACCAACACCTTCTCGGCCACCTTGGCGACCACCAGACCACCGGCATTCTGGTGCCAGCCCATCTTGTACTCGTAGGCACCTTTGCGCTTGGTGCTGCCATCCTCGAACACGCCGATGTAGTTGTTCACATCGCGGATCATCATGGCCTTGTAGATGGCTTCTTCGAGGTTCAGACCAGTGCGCTCCTGCCACGCCATGCGGGCCAGATCGACCATGATCTTGTGGCTGCGCGGCACCAGCACGGTCAGGCCGTCGGTGTTCACTTGGATCAAGCGCAGCCCGGGGATCGTCATCAGCCCTTCGGCCAGCAGGCACAACAGCAGTTGGCCGTTGAGCGTGATGGTCATGGTGTACAGCGGGTCGTAGAACACTGAAAATTGGTTGTTGCTGTCACCGTACACCCCGTTGAGCGCCAGCTTCAGCATCGCTGATTCTGCGGACTTCTTGGGGTACTGCTTGCGCTGCTCGAACAGGTGCTTGTAGATGCTGACAAAATCTTTGCCGAGATGGGCAGGGTGAAACCCATTCGTGATTGCCAAGTTTGGATAGTACGAAGTGACATCGAGGTCCACGATGACGTGTTCAGCGTCTGACTCGATGACCTCCGATTCGATGGAGCCGTGGATTCCTCCAAGGCCGAAGACAAAAGTAAATCCATTGACGGTTGCAGTGAGGTCAGTAAAGACCCCTTTGGTTTCGGTGATTGATTGGGCCTTGAGCCACTGGAGCACCCGGGTGAACTCGGGCTGCTCGAAGTTGATCCACGGCAGGATGGCATCCTTGAGATGGATCACTGGGCGCTTGGTCTGCCGGGGTGTGCGACCCTTGTCGGAAAAGTCGTAACACGACACACCGGCTTCTTCCAGCTTCATGACGAAGTAATCTTTGCCGATCTTGGTGTCGTTGTGGTTCATGAAGTCACGGGCGTATTTGCGCGTCAACTCCTCACGGAAGTGGATCATGTCAAGGCTCTTGTGATAGAACGCCTTGGTCATGCTCACGTCATGTTGGTTGTACCGTTTGAGCACATCGACCTGCTCACGGGTGAGCGTGGTGCCCACCTTGAACGGCAAGTCCTCGATACTGTCGGCCCGCATGTTGAATTCCAGCACCTTGAGGCTGGTGGCGCGGGCCTTGTTGTCGAAGTGATGAATCTTGAAAAGGTCAAGCTGCGTCACGAACTGGTCGCTGGGCTTGACGAGGTGCATCCACTTGCTGCCATCCTCGTCCTGCGAGTTGATGATCGCCATTGCCTTCTGGTACAGCGTGTTGGCGTCACTGTGACCCATGCGGATCAGGGTGTGGACGACAGGGTAGTCGAACCCGAGGTTGTTAAAACCCACCATGCGGGCGTCAGTCTCTTTCAGGAACTGAAGGAACGCGACGATCTCGCGGGAGTCGTTGCGCCAGTCGCTGATCTCAAACATCCAGCGCAGCGGGGCGTCCGCATGTTCCACCGCCAGCGTGAAGACGTTGGGGTATGTCTCGAACACATAGTCGTTACTCATTACGATTACTCAGGTAGGTGGGGCCGCTGGTCCGGTCCACCGGGAACCCCCAGTGGCAGCGGCCCCGATTCGATCAGTCAGTGCCGCCAGCAGCGGTGTCGTCAGGCACTTCGGGCTTGGCCTGTTGTGCGATCAACTGCGACTGGATTTTCATCAACACGGGAGCCACGGTCTTGAACTGACCAGCCTCCAAGTGCTGCATGATGACGTTGATATCGGAAGGGTCGAGTTCGAGATGCATCATTGGCCTCCAGTCATGAAGGGTGGCAGGCCAGCCGGAGCACCGGGGAACGGTGCGGCAGGCATCGCAGGCTGTTGACCCATGAACCCGGGCATACCGGCAGGCGCAAAGCCCGGGGCGGCAGCGGGAGCACCAGCCACAGCGCCAAACAGATTCGACGCATCGACTGCACCTTCACCGAATGGGGTGTCGTCACCAGCGAACTGAACAGCGATCAGGTCGCAGCGGATGCCACGGCCGTGCTTGTTCTCTTGCAGCCACGGCTTGACGGCAGCGTTGACACGGCAACCACCGTACATCTTGCGGGCAAGCTGCTGGTAGGCCATCGTGTTGGCTGGGTCAATGGGAGCGCCATCGGCTTGGATCATCTGGGGCTGCGAGTCGCGGCCAGCGGTGATGAACACATGACCGGCGTAGCCGTCGTAGGGCTGGAAGGTCTTCTTGTTGACCTTTTCCTCACCACGGCCGTAGCAGCGCAGCTTGCGGTCCGCTTGGATCATGCCCATAACGGTCTGGGCGTGTTCTTTCCATTTTTCCAGCGCCATCGCGCCGTAGCGTTGCATGAACTGGGCGAAGCCAGCGTGATCCTGCGGCATGATGAACTCGCAGTTGTACGAGATGCGCTCTTTGCCAGTCTGCTCGTTGACCTGCTTCTGGGGTTCAGCGAGGTGGGGGAAGGACAGACGGACGTTGGACAAGAAAATGATTTCAGACATGACGATTACCTTTCAGTGATTACGAGAGCCACGAGGGCAGGGATTCGGCAGCGGGTGCTGCTTCTACTGCGCTGAACATCGGCGCAGCATTTGTGATGACAGCGGGGCGGCTGTCAGATTCGGGGGCCACGGTGAGTTTGCCAGCCAGCTTGGCGACGTACTCCTGATCCAGACGCTTCAACTGGCGGTCGGTGAGGGACACCTTGGTGCCGTCACGCTTTTCCCACGTCAGCTTCTCAGCCTTGGCAGGGGTCACCAGCTTGGTTTCATAGATCGCGGTCTTGGGGATGCCCATCTTCACCAGCTTCTCGGCCATCTCCTCCTCGGGCAGCGCCCAAGCGCGGGAACCACGACCGTGGACCAGCTTGAGACCGGGAATGGGAGTGCCCGCTTCCAGACGACGCAGGGCTTCTTTTTCCACTGCTTCGAGGAGTTGGCGCATCAGGGGTGCGGCTTCCATGATCTGACGAATCTGCTGATCGTCCATAGTTGCCGGGTCTTTGTCGGCGCTTTGTTGCGCGACATCGAGCGTTTGAGTTACGACTGGTTGGAACATGATTCCTACCTCCTTCATTACGTTACCTGCCAGCGCGGCGCAAGAGCCTTTAGCGCGGCAGAATTTACATTGACTTTCGCCCGGGACAAGCGGCGCATCCGGTGCATCGGTTGCTGCGGCCTGAACAACGATTGTACCGAGGTTGGTCAACATGTCACGCACTTCGCGTTCCCACGAGGTGATGGCCTTCATGCCCTTCAGCGCCAGCTTGGGCTGGATGATGGTCATGATGATTTGCTTGGCGGGGTACTCCACGTTCACAGGCAGCTTGTACTCTGCCAGCTTGCCGTATGCGTACTGCTCAAGCTGCATGTTGTTCTCGGCGCTCACCACGCCCATGCCATCTTTGTAGTCGATGATCTCAATCCAGTCAGGACCGATGATCTGGCAGTCCACTGTGCCCGACAGGTCATCACGACCCAGCAGGAACTTGGGGTCTACCCGCTCCTCAGAGATGACCTTGAGCATGCCGTTCATCGACCGCTCACGGATGTAGTCGATGGCGACCTTGACCCGGGCAGCGCGGTCAGCGTCAACCTTGAACTCACCATCGTCGTCGGCAAAAACTTCACCGACTTGGGTGGTGGGGTCGATCAGACCAGCGTCGATGCAGTGTTCCAGCAGCGTGTGGCTGTGGGTACCGTCGATGGCGGCAGCACCGCTGCGCTCATCGGGGTACTTGGCCTCCTCACGGATACTGCCGGGGCACGAGGCCCAGCGGTGCCGTTTGGAGGGCGACAGTTGGGCGTGGGCGCTCACTTCAGTGCTTCCACACCAGCGAACAACTGACCGTAGTGCTCGGGCTTCACGTCGTTGATGTTCTGGTAGCCCAGACCAGTCAGGACGCCTTGAATCTGGGCACCCTTCTGCGGGCCGAGAGTCTTATAGGCACCCATCACGTAGTCGATCAGACCCTTGCCGTCGGTGAACGGCGCGCCACCAGCAGCCGGTGCGGCCGCAGGAGCGGGGGCCACAAAGGCAGGAGGA